TCCTGATCCAATGCTTTTCGTTCCACGGGTTGAATGTCAGCGTGATTTGCTTAAACAGGCCGGTTTCTTCCGGGATAGCACCACGGATGGATTCATCCAGCATATCAAAATCAGCTTCATTCATGATTTCGTATGCTTCTTCAATCCAGCACCAGCACAGAAACCCTATTTCAACCGTAATTGAAGTGACCTTCAGAGGATCATCAAGGCCCCGGAAGTAAATCTTCTGACCGGTGGGAAGGTAAGTCATTTCAAGGGGGCTTTCCTTGATTTCCCAATAGGCCGAAACCCCAAGGCGGTTGATTGCCCATTTCAGTTCGGTGAAACAGGAATCTTTCAAGGTTCTGAACACCTTGCGAACCACAAGGGTATTGGCTTCCGGGTATTGCATCATCCGTTTGATGATGTTCAGGGCCGTGGTCTTGGATTTCTTGGAAGCACGGCTTCCCTTACACACCCGGTAACGGCCTTTGAAGTTCCAGAAGGTTCCGTAACCCTTACCAACCACTTCAGGAAGGTGAATCCGCTTGGCCTGTGGGCTAATCTTCAAGTTGATCATCCCCCGTGATAATCACCGGAACGGCCCCTTCCACACCTACCTTGTCCGTGAACATACCATAACGCTTGCCGATCAGTTCAGCGGCCTTCAGTCTTTCCTTGGCTCCAACCTCTTTCTGTGTCAACTCTTGGCAACCGTCACCGCACAGGATCGGGATTTCTTCAGTATGTTCACCCCGCATTACCGAAGTCAGGTATTTCATGACTTCTTCAGCATCAGCGATCTTGGCCGAATGAAGTTTTTCAAGTTCGGTTTCGATGTACGCTTTCAAGTCAGGTTTTGCAAGGTTTTCAGAACCCGTCTGCTTTGCGGTCTTGGGCGAATACCCCGCCTTGATTGCCGCATCCGTAGCGTTGCCGCTGATCAGGTATTCATCACAGAACTTCCGCTGTCTTGGTGTCATAGGTATTCACCCCTTTCATCAGGCATAGAAAAAGCGCCCCGGTTTCCCGTAGGCGCAATTTCTTATTTACTATTCTACCGATTCTTTACTCTGTTTGGAACCGGTGGCACTCTGGTTTTCTCGGTTGTTTAGAAAGTCGCTGTTTGCCTTGGCAAAAGCAAGTAAACCCTTTCCGTGAAGTTCAAAAACCCATTGCATAGAATAATTCAGTTCTTCAGAAATATCTTCCCATTTTTTCAACTGAATATAGCGCCCGATCAGAATATTTTGCTGATCAAGGTCAGGAATCCGGTTGATCATGGTGAACGCTTCCTGTTTCATGCTCACAAGTTCATCAATCCGGGCATTGATCTTGGCTTCAAGGTCAATGATCTTGGTGATGGTTTCTTCAAGGGTATTCTTGGGGCCTGAAGTCTGAACCTTGTCCTGTTTCAGTTGGCTTCCGGTAGAAGTCAAGCTGGAACGCAAGGTTGCAATAGTGCTATCAAGCCGATTGATCAAACGATCCGTTTTCCTGATTTGGGCAAAGTATTCTTTAGCCTGTTGGGAAAGGTCTTTGTCATTCACTATGTAACACATCCTTTCTGCGGTAATCTGTTCCGTTTCAGGGTACATCTGTACCGTTGACAAATGCCGAAAAATCAAGGGTTTTCAAGGGTTCGGAACAGATGGTACAGATAAAATGGCAATTTGCTTATATACACATATCTTATATATTTTTTCTTATATAAGAAGAAAGTATATTCACATCTGTACCATCTGTTCCATGCTATTAAAAACAGGAAAAAAATCTTGAAAATCAAGGGGGTTCAGAACGGAACAGATGTATTGAAAATATCTGTTCCATATCTGTTCCACACGCTGTTCCAACTCCTACTGAAGAAGCACCTGTTCAGGCGTTCCGGTTGTTCCACTTCTCCAACTGCTCACCCCTCAACGCCAACGCTTCCAAGAAGCAACCGTTCTTAGGGTGAACATAGAAGGTTCTGAACGGAATATCCGCATATTTCTTTGCAAGCGGGTTCAGCCGGTTTTCCTGAACCAAATCAGCTCCGCAAAAAGGACACGGCTTATTTTTCATCGTCATTCACCCGCCTATTCCATTGATTTTCCGCAATTTCTATTATATCTGATCCGGGTGTTTCAACCCCACATTTTCTACAACGAACCCAATACCACCCGTCACAATCCATGAAAAAGGGTTCTCCACCACAGAAAGGGCAAGGCTTATTCATCATCGGTATTCCCTCCCGGTTTTACGGTCTTTGATTTCAATGCGGTTCAGAAGTTCAAACCCCGCCAAACGGGTGATGTACTTCAGGACGAAGATCAGGGTGTTCACCCGCTTCTGCTGTTCATCCTCGTCACGGATGATATTCTTTGTGCCGTGGTAGGCTGTCGGATCGTGATAGCCTTCAGCATTTTCCCAAGGTTTAGGCATCGGTTTTCCCTCCTTCTTCTCTGTACCATTCTTCAATGTCACACCCAATGTCCTTCAACTTTTTACGGGCCAGCCACCCATCATCTTCCTGATCCATCAGGTAATATTCCCGTAGCTTCAAGGTTTCGGCATAGAACAGCTTCCATGCCAGCTTCAGGCGCTTGGGGCCAAAGCCAAATTGGGTGTGAAGCATCCACAGGATAGATGATTCTTTGTCCATGTCAAAGGCCCGATCATTTTCCACAATCTGTTTCTTGATTTCCTGATCCAAGGCCCGTTCTTCAGCTTTGTTGAACTGAACGGCGAAGATTTTACCACCGGACTTCTTAAACATCGGCATGGTATTCACTCCAAATATCATCGAAGCATACCGGAATCAGCCAATGAACCTTGTCCAACAGGATCAAGGCCACTTCCCGCATCTGCGGATGTGCGGCGGGTGAACAGCGCAACTTCAGGAAATGCCGCCATTCACGAATGTTGGCCGTCATGACCACTTCCGTTTTCAGGCTGTTGGGAAGAACCGAACGGGCTTCTTGCGGTGTGCATCCTTCATCCAGCAAGGCAAAATAGGCATCTTCAGCATCCCGCATGGCAATTCTCCAACAATCCATTTTCACCTTCTCGCCCAAGGTGTTTTCATCCCAAAAACAAGGCTTGATCACCGTGATTTCCTCACCGAACTTGCCCTTGCCATAATTGCAATAGCGGGTGGATTCCTGACAGTAAGAAGCCATCCGGTGGCGGACGATCTCATGAGAAACCCCACGATCACAAATGAACTTCACCGTGAAGGAACAATGTTCCAGAACCGCTTCATGCCCACGCTTGATGATCCTGGCAACGAACTTTTCAGCGGAACCTTCCGTGATCTTATCCTCGGACTTGTAGCAGACACGGCCACATTGTTCCAGCCGCTTCAGAATGGTGGCCCCATCAATCGGGGTGATGAACTGCACATCAGGCTTGATAATTTTCATTGTTCTGCATCCTCCTTACAATCTGCCGGGTAAAACATATCATCGGTGCCGTTCTGTCTGTGAACACATTCATCACAGGGAAATTCATCCCCGAAGCGGTCACGGTGTTTGCATCGGCGGCACGGCTCCGAAGCCGCCTTGATTTTGGGAACCGGGGCCTTCATTCGTGCTGGAATATCCTGAAGTTCCGGGTGTTTGATTTCCATGTAAAGGGCGAACAGGCAATTCCAGCAAGCCGCCCGAAGGTGGGGTTCATCGTCCATCCCCATCATGTACTTGGCAAGGTGGCGGAAGGCCGAATCAATCAGGCTGTGAATGGGAATACCCTTTTCACAGTTCCGTTCACCATACTTCAAGGCCCCTTCTTCACAATGTTTGGAAACCTCTATCAAGGCTTCCCACGGAAGTAAATCCATGCGGCCTTTGCCGCTGTGCATATCACGAACAGCGCCGGTTCCAAACTCGGTGCGTTCACCGCTGTCTTTAATCATGCCAACCAGTCAACCTTTCTAAATTATTTTTTAATCCGGCCACAATCTCACGGGCTTCCATCGTACCCGTATGCTTTGCAATGGCTTCATTTCGCCGATCCGTCAAGAAACCACGATCCAGCGGGTGGCACTTTTCCAAATCAGCATTACACCGGTTGATTTCTTGAACCAAGGCTTCAGCACGGGCCTTCAGCTGGTCTAAACATTCCTGAAGAATGGCCTTCTGGTATTGGGCGATTGTTTGAATGTTAATTTTCAATTCAGGATCATCCCGATATTCAATAGCTGAATTGACATCAAGGCCGTGTTTGGTGCAAAAGGTTTCTGCATCAAACAGGTTATTGAACACCCGCCGCCCAACCTTGGCATAGAGAATGTTTTTGTTCTTGAACTTGGAATATTCGTGGGCCATTCAGCACCATCCTTTCAGTTGAACCATTTAATCACCGGATCACCGGTGAAGCCCTTTTCCCACACATACCACGCATAGGCAATGGCGCTTTCCGGTTTCCCGCTCATATCGCCGTTTTTATAACAGGCCAGCCGGGAACGGCTGATATAAACTTTTCGGGGGGGGGTATGCCTGAAGAACTCACCCCGTTTTTGCCCCTCCAAGAACTGAACCTTCAGGAACATAGCCACTTTCCCACCGGGGCGGACGCTTTCA